TTTTCCACGTCAGTTATTTCGTTTTTTGCGGTGGTACAGGTAGTTTTGATGTTCGTAAAATCATCTCTAAAGCCCTGTGTGTTATTGGGCTGGCCAGCAACGGGGTATGTACCGTCTATGTTGTTGGGGTTGATTTGACTTGTCATTGAGTATTCCTGTATAATAGATATTTATTAGAATCCCTAAAGCACTAAATAATCCAAAGGCCCAGATCGAATGCAGAAAAAGACCCGAAGTTTGCTGGAAGAATTAGATTCAATGTATGTGGAGCGGGATCGCCGCCTGATCATTGAAACTAGAGCTGACAGCGTGATTGTCAGTGCCATACGCTTGATTGAACAAATTGAATCAGAGTTTGGACCTGAGCAAGCAGACAACCTCACACGCAAACTGCTCAATGCCATACGCACCAAAGATGCCGGCAAGTTTTCAAGATCTGTCAGGAGAACCAATGCAGATTCATGAAATAACCAAGCGTAACCTAAACGAAGCAGGATTTGGAGCAGGATTGGCCAGCGGCCTAACTTCGGCCCTAAGCAAGGTTGGAGTTGGTGGACCTGATGCTAGTGCGTATCAACAATCCAAAATAGGAGGCCCAGGTGGACAACCGGGTGCCTACAAAGCCACGGCTGGCCTGGTCAAAACACTAACAACAACCATGCAAACAGCCTGGGCACAGACTATAAAATCATATCTAGAACAAACCAAGGATGAACAGGGTAATCCTGTCATGGGCATTGCACAGTTACCTCCTGCCGCACAATCAATGTTGCACAAAGATCTAATGGCAATGATCAATAACACCATACGTCCCAGTATGCGTAACTTTGATTATCAGACCATGGGCAATCAATCTAACGATCCTGATGTAGTGGGCGCAGCCGCAGATATCAAAGATACTATCGCTAAAAATGCAGACAAAATTTATCAACTCACAGTCAGCGGCACTGCTAAAACAGCCCAACTGACTCAGTTGTTTCAAGACATGGTAACCAATGGTATAGCTCCAGCACAGAATTTATTGACTTTTACAACACAAAGAATAACTCCTAAATGGGGCAGAGACCCCACAACTGGAGAGATCACCATTGACACTCGCGGCGGTCAACCTGAAGTATTCGATTCATCCAATCCTCAACACAAAGAAGCCTGGGCCGATATACAAAATGGCATGGCCTCAAAAGGCCATCCTCCGGTATGATCAATCTCAACGAAGGTGGCAATGTTTTCAAAGATGCACAAGGACAGCCACTAACACAACGCATCAAACAAACTGATATTCCTTCCACAGTGGCCTGGTTGGAAAAACTTACTGGACTAGATCTGTCAGCTACCAAGGACGAATTAGGTGTCCCAGTTAAATGGTTAGGATCAACTGGCAAAAAACCTGACTCAGGTGATCTGGATCTTGCTGTAGATTCCAACGAAATAACCAAGGCCGAGCTAAAAGGCCGACTAGATGCCTGGGCCACAAAGAACAAGCAAGACCCCAAAGCCTGGACAAAACTCACAGGCGAAGCAGTACATTTTAAAACACCCATACAAGGTGATCCCAAGCGTGGTTATGTACAAACGGACTTTATGTTCATGCCCAACATGGAATGGGGCACATTCTGGCTGGGTGGCGGTGCAGGATCAGCATACAAAGGTGTGTTCCGTAACGTACTGATGTCAAGTATTGCCAAAGCACTAGGACTCAAAGCCTCAGCCAAAGGTATTATCAGTCGTCAAACAGACAAAATGGTCACAATGGATCCAGATCAAGCCGCTGGTATCTTGTTGAGCCCTAATCTCAATAGCCGTAAAAATCTCGCCACAGTAGAAAGCATTTACAAAGCACTGGCAATGGATCCTGACCGTGATGCCAAACTGGCAGACTTCCGTGAGTATCTTGCACGTGAAGGCGTAAAAGAACCCGAACAGGGAGTGGCCGAAAGTGATGTCAACTTCTTGGCTCGCCTGCGTGACCGTATTGTGAACCAGGGCTATGTTGCCCTGGTAGAAGCAGAACAAGCTGGTGTGGGTGGCAGAGCCAAGGGCATCGAGCACCTGGAAGATCTAGTGTTCCGTCGTGGTACACAAGGCATCCGAGACGCACTCGAAATTGTTAAACATGCCACAACACAGCCGTCAACTGTGACAGCTAAATGGGACGGCAAACCTGCTGTGATATTTGGACGCAAACCTGCCACTGGAGAGTTTGTGCTAACTGATGGATCGGGCTTTGAAGCCAAAGGCTACGATGGTCTAGCAACAAGTCCACAAATGATGGCTGACATACAAAGCCATCGACCGGGCGACAGAACTGAAATAATTCAAATCTATGCCACATTGTTTCCTATACTAGAAGCCGCATTGCCGCCCAACTTCCGTGGCTATGTCAAAGGCGACTTGCTGTACATGCAGACACCTCCTAATATTTCTGGCAACTATGTGTTCCGTCCTAACACAGTAGAATACAAAATTCCTGCCAAGTCCCCACTGGGACAGCGCATCGGAAACTCAGATATCGGCATTGCTATTCACTCAATGTATGCCGACGCAGGTGATGCACGTCAACCGTTAAGTGGTGTACGTTTTAACGACGTTCCAGGATTGATGTTAGAAAAGCCAGCAAGTCCCAAGCAGTTACAAACTGAAACCAACGCCGAAAAACAACTCAAGGCGTTGATCAAAACACATGGCAAAAACATAGATATCTTGTTTAATCCTACAGAATTGCGAGCACACAAGATTACAGATCTAGCAAAACTGTGTGTGGACTTTATCAACACCAAAGTTGGCAGCCCGCTTAATGGTGCTACACTATTGCCCGAGTTTGGAAAGTGGCTAGAAACCAAGGTGACCCCACAAAAGTTCCGCAATATTGTGGAATACTTGAATAGCCCTACATCTAATACCCCTGCACTGGCAGCCGCATTTAATGCGTTTAACTTGTTACACGATGTCAAAATGCACTTGTTACAGCAAGCAGATACCGAGCACCCGGGACAAGAAGGCTGGGTCATGGCCACCCCTGTAGGCTATGCAAAAGCAGTAAACAGATTTGATCCCAACGCATTTGCCGCTCAAAACCGCCTGAGAAACAATCCTCAACAGGCGTGATTTTTCCAAACTGACTAAATAAAAGCAGGTCCTACAAGACCACTAACTTAAAGGAAAATCGAAATGGCAACATTTACAAAAATAAACGGTACTACCCAACCAGTATTTGCACTGGACGTAGCAAATGGTTCTATCGCTGGTACAGCAAACGTCGCGGCCCAAGGCCCAGTGATGTTGTCTGGCCCAAAGCTAGACTTCTTCTCATTGACAGCAAACACAGCATTGACAAGTGCAGGTAACGTTAACGGTTACTTGAACAACGTGTTCCAAGCTATCCAATCTGGTGCTGGCATTGTTGGCGGCGGTGCAGGCGGAACAATTGCGTTCTACCAAGCAGGCCCAACAGCAGGTTTAATCAGTCTTGCTATCTACCCAAGTGGTGCTTACACAACAGCAACATTGGTAGCGGCTGCTCAAACAGCCAACGCAACTGGTGGTTTGAACATCGGCATCCCAACTGGTAACGTTTCTAACGTGGCCACATTCACTGGCTTGCAGACTTAATAACTAATTTTTAGTTAATGAACCCTGGACGTAAAAACTCCAGGGTTTCTTTTTGGCATTAAATACTCATAGAATGAAAATCGTATGCCGTACTCTTTTTGATTGTAGTCTCACTGGCGTGACCGGCCATTTCAGGCCAAGCGAAATTCCTTTTGTGGATCGTGCTGGTCAACAGGTGCGTAGTCAACACGATTGGAATCATTCACGCAATCAACAACGCAATTGGGAAACACTACTACAGATCATAAGTCTGCGTACACAGCCTGCTGACCTTACGGTACCTGTACATCGAGACGGAGTATGGGAATTTGAATTCAAGAGCGAAAGTGAAGGTGTATTTGAGATGTACGGAGATCCTGATCCACTAGCAGGACTCCGAGTTGATTGCGAAGGTGTGCCAATGATGTTGAATCTCACTGAACAACCAAGTCTAGCACCAACTATTACTACCAATGGCAAA